AAGACTTAGGTTTGTGAGGCGTACTTCATCTGGCCAAGTCCAAGTACGTGTGCGAACACTCCAAGCAATTCCTGTCTCAACATTTGCAGTAGTAACATCGGTATTGTTTGTCTCGATGCGTACTACAACTCCATTGGGAGTGCCGACATAGATTCCATTGTCGTCGGGGTCCCACATACCACAAGTCATACTGAAGGGGTAAGTATAATGCCACACTCTCTTAGTGGGGAACTCAAGCACAAATAAAGTGTTGGGTACTGTAGCAGTACCTGTAGGTACACCCATGTACAATCTATCATTTGCCCACACAGAGAAACTAGTATTAATATAACCCGCATTGATTGCGGGAACTCTTGCCCCCGACATCGCGGCTGGGTCGTAGCTATTGGCCCCGGTCCAGGCGTCTCCAATCTTTGCATGCACCCATTCAAGTTTTTGTTCGGACCCCTGACCAGGAGTATACATATACAGTCCATCATAGTCAAGCAATGGAATTCCATATGGGGTACGGATAGCAGTGCGCCGGGCCTTAGAACCTCTAGAACAACCAGTCTTATAGAGTGCCCAGTCTGCAGACTGCCCATCGAATATACTACCACTCATCTCATAGACTGTATCTCGATTAATGATGACCATTGAAGGCATCCAGTTAATGAGAGCTTGTACTTCATCTCCGCGTTGAGAGACTTTGGTTATGTTGGTTGTTTTAAATGTGCCGGGTTTATTAGGTTCGCTCCAGTGAACATTGTTCTGACTAGAGACAAAAATCCTATTAAAGTGGGGGCTAGAAATCTGCTGGATTGCAGGAATCGTAGACTTCGCGTAAAGATTACGAATGAGTTTCTGGCCCCGTAATAGAGCAGTCAGGTCACTCATTGTATCAGTGAAGGTCGCGGTTGCATAGGTAGAACTACCTACACAATAAGCATCGCGCATATACCCACCTTGACGGTAGTAAACCCGGTGAGTAATTCCATGGATAGTATCTGTAGCAGTATTAGTAGAAGTAACTATTGCCTTTGAATGCTGACATTGAACCCGTGTTGAGATTGGGGTTGGAGCAGATTCATTAACAATAAACCCATTACTGTCAATAGTTGCAAAGGTTTCCCACCAAACATATCCCACATCTGCATCGTTAAGAGAATATTCTGAGCTGCCATAGATCTTCCAGTTGGCAATATTAGTAACCAGAGATCCAGTGTACTCAATAATAATTCTGACTGCACAGATCTTATTCCATCCAGTACCAATACTCTTACCGACAAGATCAAAGTTTCCTCTGGCTACTGCCCATAGACTATATGTGTCTGCAGCTTTAGGAAGAGTCATTGCAGGTACACGCAGGTTAAGTCGTAGCTCATTAAGCATTCGCTCACGAATCTCAATATCTACAGGAGTAGAGTTATTTGAAGACTGATAACTATCAATAAGCAGATCCCCAGTAGCTCCTACATCCCCCACACTACCAGGAGTATATTCTGTGTGGAAGTAATTAGTAAAACTCTCATCTCCAATAGAATAATCTCTGGAGATCTTAGTAACATTCTCAGGGATATCAAAAGCAATGTCGAGGTAATCAACTCCGTAGTCGTCGATAGGAGCTGACCCAGCAGTATTGAGATTTGTGCCAGCGGTCCCAAATGCGTGGGACAGTACAATTCTTCCGCCTTCATCGCCTGAAGCTGTTCCTACTCCATCAGTTGAGACGGTAATAGATCCCTCGTCTGCAGTCCAAGTAGTGGTAACAGCGATAGGAGCTGTTTGGCTGGCGGTAGACACAGTAATTGTTCCAGTCGGAGCCTGCATAATCCACTCTATTGCAGAGGTACCGTTGTCTTTAAGATAGTATCCACCAAAAGATACAAGTGTCGATTCATCAAAGTTGCTGTAGGCTGCGGGAATATCCCCAGTCCAAGTCGTAGTGACTAAAGCAGTGCTAGAAGTACCAGTAACCCTAGTAAGTCCTGTTCCTGCTGCGATATACCAGGGGGAATTACCATAGTCATAAGGGTTAATGTAGGATCTATAGATTGAGTGGACTGAACCAGTAAGACCAGTGTGCTTTAAACGGCTACCCCTACGCGTAACAAGAGCCCCCTCTTGTAGGGAGAAGTCAATGTTCGATGCAGCCGCAACCTCGTTCTCAGCAATATTGTTAGGGGCCTTAGAAGCATTCAGGCCACCGCTAAACTGTGTAATAACCTGCATTAGATACCTCTAAACTGCCTGCCCAAGGAGATAGATCCAGAGCGTGCCCGGTCAAATGAGCTGCTTGGCTTGAGTTGGACCGGGGCCCGACCCCGCCTATTGCGGAGAATACGAGCATAAGCATTAATATGCTGGAGGTATTCTCTGTATTTAATTTCGCATAGTTCAGTATAATAATCGTCAATTAAGAACGCAACTGTAAGGCATACTACTGCCTCTTTAAGTTCTCTATCGAGAGTAATGTCTGGGGAGCCGCCCGAGATTTCTCCCGGCCATGCAACTCCGTAAATATCATACTCATATGCAGTGTCAGGGACAGGCCACAAAGACACAGCTTCGTACCCATCAGGAGCAATCCATCTAGGAGCAGCAGGTGTGCCAGCTCCACCAATAATACCCCAATCTGCTTTGTAGATTTCAAGGTCAGTAATACTGATTGGGAATACTTCTCCCTTCATTCCAACAATCCGTTTAGGAATCATTACAGTATTATATGGAAGAGTTGTATCAGTTGTGCTGGCAGTCGTAGTCATAGTACCGATAGCTGTGTCTTCATTGACATCTATATAAGCGGCTATTAGCGCGGCGTTTGCAGCATTACACACTTCGGTTGTAGACCAGAAATAGGTCCCCAACATAGAGGTACTTTCACCAAGCTCCAACCGGATCTCATCTAGAAGTGTCATATTAAGTCCAGTAGTAAGCGGTAATATCCCAACCAGTTTGGGGGATATAGTTAGTATTCATTGTAATAGTAGAACCAGATAGTGTATAGTGGGTTCCACTAACAAGAGTAGCATTATTGACAATAAGCAAGATTGCTTCAGGAGCAGCAGCTAATGTGAAAGTATCATTAACCCCATTGATGTCTCCTGTAGGTGTCTCAACTGTCGGGGCATTAGATAAAATACCAGGCATAGATATACTCCCAGAGCCTTTGATTTCTCTATCGTATGTTCTCAGCCGTTGGGCGAGGCCGGTATCAACCTTCAAAGAGAGGGGCCGTACTGCAAACCACTTATTACTTACTCCTCTAAACTTACTCATCCACCACTCAAAACGATTCTTATACTTAAGGGCTTTGTTATAGTCGAAGTTTGGACCCAATGCACTGTAGGCTCGATAACATACGTATGGAATTACACTGTATTTTGTCCATGCAGGAACAGTCATTGTATCTGTGCTACTTGTAAGGACAGGTTCAACTATGTATTCTGCAATCAGCGTTGCGGTCCCTGAGGGGGTAGGAAAGATCCCAATGCTTCCTTCCTCGACATACCACGCTCCTGGGGTAGGGCCAGAGATCCACCTAAAACTTCTATCAAGTTCATTAAGCCTATAGACTGTGAGGTGCGGAATCTCAACTGTGTCAGTTGCACGCCTAATACATTGGATAGAATTAATGTCTGTTGCAATAGAGGTCTGGGCGGTGAACTGGGATGTGGTTGTGAATGTTGCAGTTCCCTGTAGACACTCTAGTTCATTATTGATGGCTTTTTGCCAGTCATCAATATACAAAGCTAACTGAGCGTCTGACCACCATCGCGCAGTAGTATCCGCCAGTTTGTACCGGGCCATATCCCGTAAGCCCGAAAGAGTAAGCTTTGTATAGGATGCCATATAGATATTATACCATCTAGAGATGCACCCTTCTATAAAGAAAGCCCCCTAGAGTCACAAGCTCTAAGGGGCTAGGGGCGGGGGGAAGCCAGTCCATACAGACAAGCTTTGAATAGTACTTATATTATACTACATACTCAATGCTTTGTCAAGGGCATCTATCACATATCCTGGATCTATAGCTATAGTACATACTGGAGTTGAGTTCTCCTCCACTTTAACTAGAGGACAACTTCCCGCAGTATAGTGGAGTTGATGGCAAGGATAACATGGAGAGACAGAAGTATCTGGGCATAGAGGAATTGTATTACTCCAGTACTTAGACAGATTCTCTGGGCTAGAGTGACTAAAGAACACAATCTTCTTGTTGTCAGATGCTGCTGCTGCATTCACTAGAGCCGACTCTGGCCCGACCACACAGTCTACCATTGTAGCTAGACTTAACATAAGCCTCAAGGAAAGACGCCCGGATGTTTTGTAAACTCCCGGCATATCGAATTCTAGGGCTTGGGCTCGTGCATCCCCCGTTAGTATTACTTTCACATTTGGGTGCTGGGGAAGCCATTCCCTCAGTACCATCTCCGTTGCAGGATAGGACTTGTGGTAGCTCGATCCGTTCAAGCCCCACATTATTACGAAGGTTTCGGGCTTTGCCCCAATGCTCTTCAGGAACTGTTTTGCTGCACGAATCTCTTCGGAGCTGAAGTACAGCTCGGGAGTTTTCTTCACAGCATCGGAGCATTGTCCTAGTTCGAGAGTCCGATCGGTATAGTTGATGTTGCATAGTTCTCTACGTTTAGCAGCAGGAGTATAGAAGTCTGCCCTATTCTCCAGCTTCAACAACCCTCCTTCAATGGATTCACTTAGATTAATGTAGAGGTCATAGTCCTGTCTCCACTCATCCCAATATGGCCCGAGCTCATTGTTAGGAACAATATTACGTTCCTGTATAATTACATTATGGACATACGGGTTATTGAGAAGTACGTCTGCACTGTAGGTGGTTGTGTTGACAGTTACTTTATAACCCTTCTCAGCTAAAGCTCGTATGAGAGGAGTAACCATAATCATATCCCCAATAGCCCCATACCTACCAATACAGGCAGTCTTAGACGAGCGTAGTTTGGGAAGAGATATCCAGCACTTGTCTGTCTCAACAAGTTTAGCAACTGTAACCGATGCTGGGCCCCGGTCCAGTAGGATCTTAGCCTTCCAGCCACCCAGTCTGGTAATACGTTCACGAGTCTCGGCTGTATCTTCAATGAGAGTGTGGCAGATTAGGTGCCCATCAACCTTAAGAAGTTCTACCAGTCTAGGCAGTATATCCCAAGGAGTGTTGACTCCAGCGAATATAAAGTCCATGGACCGGGGCTTTAGTACAGAGATATCTGTTGATTCTACTAGACTTACGAGGGGATGTGGGTTGGGGTCAACGACAATTGCGTAGATACCGGGAGCTTTAGCTTCAATAGGAAAAGGAGTGGAATGACCACAGCCATAGACCACTCCTCGTCCCCTCAAGTAACCAGCAGCACGATATGACACCCACTTGCTATCAAGTGCAGGAGTCATGCTAGTTACTCGTCGTCGGAAGTGTACTCTTCATCCAAGGACATAGAGAGTGTAAGACGGAATACTCCACCTTTCTCCATGCGTCTATTGCCGTTTAGATGGGGCTTCATGTGCTTTGCAATAGAAGCGCCAGTAATAGGAATTTCATTAAGGCAAACATTACACCTAAAGTCTGCAAGCTCAACACCGAGATCCTGGAGGTCAAGCCAACCTTTCCATCCAGATTCTCGCGGAGCTAGAGTAACAAAGAAACTACCACCATGTTCAGCGTCCAGATGGGCCTTCATAGAAGCCGCACTAAGGGGGATCTTACTATGACATGCCACAACCTCATAGCTGATAGGGGGGTATTCTCGGCACTCAATATTTGTGGGGACTAACTTGGAGTTGTAGAAAACTTTCCAATCGGTCTTGGTCTTTTGCTTTGGGGCCACCTTAGTAGGGGCGTCTTCCTCAAGAGTAATAACTTTTTCTGCAGCAGCAGGACGGGCCATAGTTTGTTTCGCTCCTTTTAGCGGGTAATTATATTATACCATATAAACAGAGTAGGGGCAATATTTCTACTGCCCCTACTTACTAACCTACTAGTTAGTCGTACAGATTCTGCACAACCATCCACACATCATACGTACCATTGACATCCGCAGATGCCGTAGCCGTACCAGTCAATTTGACTACGACCTGCCCATCATCTGCAAACACCGCGCCAGCAGCCGACGTAATAGTTGCGTCGATAAACTGGTCAGCAGTCGCAGTCGTAAGGATAGCAGTACCGAAGGTTGTAGTGCCATTCATAAAGCTAGCCTTAACCCCAGTTGAGCCAGAGTCCGGGATCACAGTACACCGCAAGCGGATGTTCTTGACCTGAGAACGCTGGACAAACTTAGGCATGGAAGGAACACAGTCTGCCTCGTTGATTCCCGTAACAGCAGAAGCCGTGGCAGTGCCAAAGCTAACAGCAAACGCGACGGGAATTAGTTGTTCAACCTGAAATTGGGGATCAGCATAGAACGCCATTTTTAACTCCTTTTAATCGGGGCCAGTGTTACCCGGCCCCCTAACTAATTACCACTACGCGCTGGTGACAACCACGATATGCTGCTCTGCATCAGCCGTGTAGTTCCACACGATCTTGAAGCCGAGCAAAGCATACCAAGCCAAACCCTGGTCACGATCATAGTCAACCGAAGTCTTAACACGGACTTCCTCAGGAATCGCCACAGCTTCATAAACTGTGTCTGCGCCAAAGAAAACCGCCTGACCGTAGATTGAAGTATTACCGATTGCATTCGACAAATAGCCCGTTTCCTCAACGAACTTCGTCATGTAGTAGTTGCCAACTTCGCCGTTGAAGATATTCTTCGCATACTCGGAGGTATACTTAGAGATATCAACCCAACCACCAGTGCCAGTGTCATTATGCAATCCACTCAAAGCCTCAACAGACGCAATACAAATGTAGTTACGCCCGTCATACTTCGGGATATGCTTCTTCTTCATATAGTTAACAATACTGCGCACGTTCTGTGCAGTAAGGTTAGACGTAGACGTAGTAGCAGCAGTACCGTTTGTAGTGAATGCAACACCGTTAGTGGCAGTCATAACAGCAACTAGTTCAGATGCCATAAACTGATCGCCACAAGCCGACTCAAGAACCTTCACCTGATCGTCGCGCAACTTCTGCTCAACGATAGTGGGAAGCTGGAATTGAGCCAACGCTTCCACTTTGCCACTCCACGGAACAGAGTTACCGTACTCAGTAATGACCGCGGTACCCTGCGTGGTAGCAAACTGGGTCTGGGGGATGGTCGCTGTTTCAACGAGTGTCCCACCCTGAGTTGCCACATTTCCCGACTTGTCGAACAAGAACGAATCGCCACGATTGCGCCCAATGGCTTCCTTCACGTCAACAAACTGACGGAACCGAAAGAAGGGCTGCGCAACA